CCGGTCGAAGTATCACCGAAGGCAGCATCATAATCAACCATGGTAGTTGCTTCTTTGAATCTAGTTCTAAAAGCCCCTACGCTATCCATCTCTTGATAAGCCCTATCGGCTACTCTATTGTAATAGCGTAGAGCATTAGCGGAAGTTACCATAATTTCCGGCCTTATTCCTCCAAACTGCCAACTAGGGAAACTTCTCCCAGCTGCAGAACCTGCAGGAGAAATAGAGTTTAAGGTACTCTGAAGGGCTCTACATTGTGCTTCTAGCATTTCTTTGTAAGTTCCAATGCTGCTAACTAATGAAGAACAGTTGAGAACTTCTACTTGAATGTAGAAAGAGAATTTAACATCAACTGATTCTGCTAATTCACCATAATTATGCTTCATAGTAAGATAAAGATGATTTGTAAACCATTGATACGGATTATGAGTTGCGACATTAGGATTCGGGAACTCTTCAGTAAAGTAACTAATAGTGCTGGGAAGTTCTTCTGTAAAGCCAGCCGTAGTAGCATCAAGTCGCTTATACAAGCAAGCATTATCTCCTGCAAGCATACCAACGCCACTAACGCTTGAGGCTGCTCGCAAATCGGTAGTAAAACCCCACTCCATATTAGTAGGAACTATTGGAAAAGGAGTAACGTACACTTCACGAGTTGATGCAGAATTGCCTACAGGATTTCGAACACCTGTAAGTTCTAAATTATCATCAAAACCTTGGATCGCAAGAATTCGAAATCTTTTACCTTCGGGGAGATTGATTCTCTTCTGAACTAATCCGCTGCTTTGACCTCCATCAACATCGGGGTCTAATGTACCTACTAAAGTTTCTCTTATTGTTAAAATTGGCATTTACTTCTTCCCTCCGAATCCGCCCTTCTTAGCCATTGCTTTCAAATTTAATTTACCCTTATTTTTTCCACTCTTGTAACGGATGTGATTCTTTTTATTCTTGACGTACTTATTCCATTTGGATAGTTTACGAGGTTTTCGCACAGCTGTATCAACTGTTTCTACTACCGCCGAAGATTGCATAAAATCAGTAGGGAGAATAGGTGCTATTAATTCACCTTCCTTAATGTATATTTGAAAAGTTGGTTCTCTGCCTTGAAGCATAGGCCCGTATTGATAAGCAGGGATTGCAATCATATCAACAGGAACAATTCGCTCACCATCCGCAAGCACGAATCCGACAAGCCCGCCAAGTGCCCCACCAGCAATAGCACCAGCAGGGCCACCAACCGCAGCACCAAGGGCTGCGCCTTCAACTGCTCCAATACCCGCTTGAACATAGGGGTTGTCTGTAACTGCATCGACTCCTTCTGCAACTGCGACTGCTTTTGCTCCGGCTCCTGCATCTTTAATCGCCTTTGATACTGCTTTAGTGCCTTTAGACACTATTTTGCCTTTAACCAACTAAAGACCCCCTTCAAAGGTCTTGAGCCTGTTGGAGCATATCGTTCATACGCTCTTGAGTTACTTTAACTTCTTCAGCAATGATTAGAATGTCAATTTCTAGTGTCGACTCAGTGTTGGCTAACCATCGGTCAGCAGCAACACCAATTAGAAGGTCGCTTACAAGAGTGTAACCTTCAGGATGTAAGTCCATAGGGCCATAGAAACGGTCTGTATAAGCGTAAGAAGTACCTACATCTGTTCCGCCATTTACTCCTGGGCTGGTCATAGAAATGTATTCTCTCAAACATAGTACATCTGGACTTGCGATACCAACATCTGCAGCATTCTCATATGCTCTTGATGTGGCGTAAATCTTCAATGCTGCAGTATGTCCGCCAGCATCTGCAACTTCATCTGCAACCATCCAATCCCAAACTCCTGTGTTATCCAGAAGTGTTGAATTCTGTTCTCTAACTTGGAAGAATACTTGCTTAACTGCAAGTCCTTTCTTCTCAGTTACTGAAATGTAACTAGAAAGGTCAATCCTTCCATAAACTGTTGTGCGGTCTCCATTTTCGTCTAAATCAAACTCCATTCTGTCACGAAGGATGATATCTCCAGCATTCTTTGCCATGGTTTACTTTTGTTACTACTAGGACTATAAACTATACTTTTCCTTTGTCTTGAACAGGTGGGCTGTCGCATATGCCAATTCCGCCTTGCGGTTGGCTGATTTTGACTCTATTTTTCCGATAGATATATATCTACAAACCTTTTGGGCATAGATATGGAGCGGATAACACTCTACAAATTACGCCTAGCGACTAACCGACTACTCAGAGATGCGAAGAATTTTGATGATCTTTTCTTTGGAATTCAAGATCTTCAAGAGTTAATCGAAGAGGAGGGAAAAAAATGAGTTGGGAAGAAGGATATGATTGTGGATATTATGAAGGATTGCGTAATGCACTTAGATTCATTGCAATGCACATTGGTACTGATGTTCACGAAATCGTTGCAAAACTTCGAGAATGGCGAGACGATGCTTATGCTCAACATATGGAAAATGTGGAGGAAGAAGAATGATTTGTATTAAACACAAATATATTTGTCAACTTGGAGTTCAGGAATGTCCTGAATGCAAGGAGGAAGAAGAATGAAAAAGCAACATCTATTCACATTAGACCTAGAATTGATAAAAGAATTGCACAGAAGAGTGGGCCGAGGACATCGTTCACAGTTTGTTGAGACAGCTGTGCGCAATCGACTGAACAATGAAGAAGAATATACTATTGACGATGTTGATAATCATAGATTAGCGGCGATGTTTTACAATCGGCTATGTAGTCAATCTGATGATACCCCTTTGTGCGGCATCCTTCGCAGCGTATTATTGGAGTGGATTAACCAATGAAGTGTTTCAAGTGTGGGAAAAAGTGTGTAACTAATTATTACATCTGTCCTATTGAAAAAAAGATTACACAAGTTAACAAAATGTGTACTGATGACGGCTGCGGTTGGGAATCATACCCAACTAAGTTACCCGAGAAAATCAAGTAACAATTGTTGCAGGTAAACCGTCGGCATCATACATTACTGTATTTCCATTACCGGAGAATTTCACCGGCGGCGGATAAGAGCGGATAGGCCCCGAAGTTACTCCTGAGACATCCATCAAAGTTATCCAATCGGGAATGCCGGTCGAAGTATCACCGAAGGCAGCATCATAATCAACCATGGTAGTTGCTTCTTTGAATCTAGTTCTAAAAGCCCCTACGCTATCCATCTCTTGATAAGCCCTATCGGCTACTCTATTGTAA